GCCCACAATGACGGTGACGGTGAGTTCGGCCCTGATGGTGATGCTGATATTATCAAGTGTGGTAGTTATAGTGGTAATGGTTCATCTACTGGCCCTGAGATTGACTTAGGGTTTGAGCCTCAGTGGTTGCTTATTAAAAATGCCACAAGTGCAAATAACTGGCTATTATTTGACAACATGCGTGGAATTGTTACTGGTGGTAATGATGCTCTTTTAAGGCCCAATCTTTCAGATGCAGAGCTAACATCAGTAGACCTAATTGAGGCCACCTCTACGGGTTTTAGCATACCTACAAATGATGCAGGTATTAACGGGAGCGGAAACAACTACATCTACATAGCCATTCGCCGTGGCCCTATGGCTGTACCGACTGATGCGACTGATGTGTTTGCTATTGATGGTGAACAAACAACAACATCTGGCAGTGGCCCTGCGTTTATAACTAATTTTGTAACAGATATGCTTATTGAGAAACAACCATCTGCAACGAGCAGTTGGCCTATAGGTGCTAGATTACAAGGTAATAAGTATCTAGTTACAGATGCAGCAAGCGCAGAGACAACAGGAAGCTCTATTACTTGGGATTACATGAACGGTACTTCTGAACCTTTTAATATTTCTCCTCCTTATCAGGCTTGGATGTGGAAACGTGCCCCCAACTTCTTTGATGTCGTTACTTACACAGGCAACGGAACAGCAGGGCGTACTGTAAGCCATAACCTTGGTGTTGCACCTGAGATGATGTGGATTAAGAATAGAGATGGTGCAAGAAACTGGGCTGTTTATCATAAAGAATTAGGCGGTACTAAACTTCTGTACTTAAATGGGACAAATGCCTCAATTACAGAAAGCAACATATTTAATAATACAGACCCTACTGAAAGTGTTTTTACTCTTGGGTCTAACCGTGATGTAAATAGCAGTATTTCAGAAGATCACATAGCCTACCTATTCGCAAGCGTAGATGGTGTGTCTAAGGTGGGGAGTTTTACACATACTTTCTTGACTGATACGGCTGTAGACTGCGGCTTCAGTAGTGGTGCTAGATTTGTATTAATTAAACGCACTGATTCATCAGGTGATTGGCGTCTATATGACAGTGTTAGAGGTATAACAGCAGGGGCTGATCCTGAGTTAAAACTAAATACAACTGATGCAGAGTATACTTCTGGTGATTATCTCGTTCCAAATTCATCAGGATTTACTGTAGAAGGTGATAACTACAATAGTGGCACATACATCTTCTACGCAATCGCATAATCAAACTCATATGAAAGGATCAATCTAATGAGTGAATACAGAAACAGAACAACAGGTGTCGTAAAGACCCAAGGGCAGTGGCGCAATGAGTTCGCCAACATGTCCCTACCACGGGTCTGGAAAGCAGCAACCCTAGACGCACTAGACCTAGACCCAGTGCTACGCAGCCCAGCGGCTACCGTAGGCGCGTACCAAACGTCAGTGCGTGATGGTGTTGTCCAAGATGCTAACGGCAACTGGGTGGAGAATTACGTTGCCCGTGACATGTTCCAAGACACTACAGAGGATGGCGTTACGACAACCAAGGCAGAGCATGAAGCGGCTTATCAGGCTGGCTTGGATGCTAAGGTTGCCGAAGGTCATCGCACCACACGCAACAAGCTATTATCTGACAGCGATTGGACGCAGATGAATGACAGTCCATTAAGCAATGAAGTTAAGACAGCTTGGGCAACCTATCGCCAAGAGTTGCGTGATATGTCAGACTTGGCATCATGGCCTAATATTGCCGATGATGATTGGCCTGTAGCACCATAGGAATAAGACATGGACAAACGTACTGTTTCATCAGCGCATGAGCGCATTGACACAATAGAAAAGCAGATCGTTGCTATGAAAACTGAAATGGATATTCAGTTTAAGGATTTGTTTAACCGTGTGAAAAGATTAGAGGCTATCATGATTGGCTCATCGGCAGCTATTATTATTATGCTGCTAAGATTGAGCCTGTCGGGCTAAACCAATGCCTGATCCCATTACCATAGGTGCTGCATTATCTGCGGCAAATGTGGCATTCAATGGGTTGAAGTCCATGATCTCTACTGGTCGTGAGATACAAGATTGTGCGGGGCAGCTTTCCAAGTGGGCCTCGGCAATGTCTGACATTACTTACTTAGAAAGCAAAGCAAAAGAGAAACCATCTCTATGGCAGACTATGCGCGGCTCTGTAGAAAGTGAAGCCTTGGAAGCCTTTACTGCAAAGAAGCAAGCAGATCACTTACGCTCTGAGTTAAAGTCGTATATTTCAGCTTATTGGGGGCCATCGCACTGGGAAGAATTAGTGCGTTTAGAGGGCCAGATACGCAAAGAACGCAAAGAACAGCTTTACCGTAAGCAAGAAGCAATAGATGCAATTATGAGTTGGATTGTTGGCAGCGTCATAGCTATTGTTGGTGCGGCAATTCTAGGCGGGGTCATCTTTTTGGTCGGGGCTGCGCAAGGGCGTTGGTAATGTGGATACTTGTGTGGCTTAGTTTCATTGACAATAAGTTTGAGTATTATCAGCTAGGTGCCTTTGGCACTGAGGCACATTGCAACAGAGCAAAGGCCAAGGCAGAGGTAATGGTTAAGAATGTCGGGCAAGCAGTCACATGTTTTGCAGTTGATAGAAATTAAGTCAGGTGTGTGGTCTGTATACAAAAATGGAAAAGTTGTTATAATCACCACGCATAAACGGATAGCGGAGCGTTTATATGCCAGCAACAGTGATAGATGAATACAAAGTATTCCCACGGCTGATGATGCTAGTGGTTACTATTTTAACTTACCAAAGCGTTCATTGGTATATGAGTTTGCCAAATCCAAGTCTTGAACAAAGCGGTCTGGTGTCGATTTGTATGGGCGCACTCACTGGCTGCTTTGCAGTCTGGATGAACAAAGAAGCTAAGACGGATCGCGGCGCATGATTGGTCAAATAGTATCAGCAATTGGTGGACTTGCTACATCATACATCGATGGCAAGACAGCCATTCAAAAAGCAAACGCAGAGATTAAACTCAAGCAAGCCACTGGCGAAATGGATTGGGAACAAGCCGCAATCGAGGCCAGCAAAGATAGCTGGAAAGATGAGCTGTGGACAATAGTTTTTGTTTTGATTTTGGTCGCCAACTTCATTCCTTCTATGCAAGAAACAATGGCACAGGGGTTTGCTAATCTGGAGACAACACCATTATGGGTTCAATGGGGAATGTATGCTTCCATAGCTGCATCATTTGGAATCCGCACTATGAGAGGACTAAAGAAATGAGTTTTAATTTAAGTAAACGCAGTCTTGGTAGGCTAGAAGGTGTACGTCCTGACATGGTTGAGGCTGTAAAGTTAGCTATTAAACTAACGCGTGTTGACTTTGGTGTGACTTGTGGATTGCGAACAGTTGAGGAACAGAAAAAGCTTGTAGCTACTGGTCGCTCTCAAACTATGAATAGTAAACATATTCCACAGTCAGATGAATATTCTCATGCCGTTGATTTAATGGCTTATGTAGATGGTGATGCTTGCTGGGAATTAAATGTTTATGACGAAGTATGTGATGCAATGGCAGCGGCTGCCAAAGAAACTGGCGCGTCGATTAAGTGGGGTGCAGCGTGGAGCGAGGGTGACATACGCGCGTATAAAGGCTCGGCTGAAGATGCTATGAATGCTTACATTGACCTTCGTCGTTCTGAGGGCAGACGTCCGTTTCTTGATGGCCCTCACTTTGAGTTGATGGCCTAAGTTTAGGTCGTATAGACTTAGATAATATACCAGTATCTTTGCAAAATAAATCGGCTGGCAATGCATCCGATAGCTCTTCACTGGCACGAATGACTTGCTGACACTTGGCACTACTATCGAGTAGTATATTGGATTCCATTGGATAGCCATTTAGCACATAAGCTATTGTAAATATAAAGTAAGTTTCCATTGCTCTCTCTCTTTTTTTTGATAGATTGTCGCAGTGGGCAGTGGCGTACAAGCCAGCAGCTATAGTCCGACCATTCACATAGCACTGCCCACACGATCACCCATCATTGTGTTGTGGAAGTTTCCACTTTTCTATTTCAGACATTACGACATTCTCTGTAATGCCAAGGATGTATGCTATGTCATCTATTCTTATTTGAATGAGGAGCATACGGTTAATTATCTTTGACATTTTTGATGCGCGGTAAGGCCACTTACGAGTGTCAGTGTTTTTGGGCAATGCCTTTGGTGTCACTGGCTCTTTGCTTCTTTTGATGCCACACGTTTTTTCTTTTATTAATTGCTTTTTGAATCCCTCTTGCTCTCGCTTCATTTGCCACATTGATGCAAGCTCTTGTTCACTTGGTGGTCTGCCGTACAGCTTTGTGAAGGATTCTGTAATATTTACCATGCGCCGTTCCTTTCAGAAAAAAAGGCCAGCCCGAAGGCTGGCAGTTTAGTGGGAAGCATTGAGGCTATACAGGCTACGACGAGCAGTGTAACTTCCCACGGAGAACATCTCTATTTAAAAGGGAATGTCATCATCTTTCAAGCTTTGTGATGCTGCCTTGCCTTGTGGCTCTGAAATATTGAATGACATGTATGGCTTGCCATCTTTCATTCTACGCCATCCCGCTACCCTACGATTAGGATGTGGGTCAGTCCACGGCTGCTGTTTGTCTTGCATGTTATACATGTTGCCAGTGTAATCAGGCGCACCTTCTTTGCCACCTTCTTGTTTAAACATTACACCAACTTTTTCGTAGACCTCCATGATCTCACGACCACCTTTGGTTTCACGACGAACAATTGCATAGCGTCCTTCTCTGCCCTCAACATTCATCTTGCCCTGCAAGATCATCTTCATGTCTTCGAAAGGTGGGAATGCCACGCCATCATTTGTATTGTCATATTCTGCCATGCTTCTGGCTCCTGTGTTAAAGTGTTTTTGTGCAGCTTCTAATCTACTGTGGTGACTTCTAGACTTGTCTTTTCTGTGACCACAAGACTTCCCCGCCTTGGCTGCACACTTGGGGCAGGGAATCTGTTGTACCATTTCTCTGGTAACTGTTACCAAGCATCGCCTCCGCTGCTCTGCGCTTGGCCTCTTGGGGGGCCGCTTGAGCGCGAGGCTGCATTGCCATCATCATCCTCTGCGGGAAGATTAAGTAAAGACATAATGCCATACCGACGAGCGTAGGTAATGGCACTGCCTAATCCCTGCATGTCATTCTTGCCGAGTACAAGTGGCACATGAGAAACCATTTCCCAAGTAGGATCATCCTCATGCATAAGAATAGTATCTACAAACGAGCCATGCTCATTGGTAAATACTTGTTGGCTAAGAAAGAAACCGTGATTAGCCAATGGCTGTGTCACTGCTTCGATGCAACCTTCGAGCGTTACATAACGACTGCGAAAGTGTGGGTTGGTGCCAGTCTTTGCAGGTGGCTGTATATCTTTACGCGCCTTGATTAACAGGCTTATTATGTTTTTAGACATTGTGTTCTCCTAGTTACGTTTGGTTATGCGCAAGGCTCCGCGCTTGTCACGCTTGATTGTTATGTAGTCGCAGTACACCTCACGCTCATTGTCTGCGACCATAGCTTTTAATTGCTTCTTGGCGTTTTCAAATGTTCTGTTGTGTTCGATACCATTAATGTAAGTAACGGCTGCGTCGACGAATTGGTTGTCGAGCGTTGCGTCACGAACCACCATGTCATCAACCTTGATTTGGTTAGTTGAGAGGTTCGGTGTGTCAATACCAATCGGCTCTTCATCGCGAACAACGTAACCCCAGAAGTCTGACACCACTGCCCACATTGAATTGAAATACTCTTTATCGTATGCGACATGTGCGCTTTCCCATTTACTATTACCAAAAATTACAGAGAGGTAGGCACCTTCACAGTTTGCCAAGTGGCAATACAACTGTATCTGTGGCATGTAACGCCCGATTTGTTCGTCCATGTTGGTAAAAGCATTGGTGTGTTTTGCTTCAACAATATTGCGCTCGCCTCGAACGCCAGCATCTATTGTACCTTTGACTGGCACTTCACCAACTTTGCTAATAAATTCTTTTTGATGTGCGGCAAGCACTACGTTGTGCTGCTTTTCAAACCAATGCAGGTTGAAGTCTTCAGTGAATGTACCAAGCTGCACTGGCAGATTATTAGACAAGTCGTCTGGTTCAGCGCGACCAGTCTTCACTTGCCATAGCTCGTACCATTCACCATTCATAATTTTAACGCAGTCACTACCGCCTATGAAACCTTTGCGGTTCATTGTGTTCTCCTTTTTTCTTTTGATTCTACTGCATATGTGCAGTTAAGGCAAGTTATATTGTTCTCTTGCTGCCTCATGTCTCGACGTTAGTTCGCCAATGTGAATGTTGTATTGATGTTCTGAGTACAGTTCTTTGTACTCATCCATGTATGACTTTCGATGAGCGTTGAGA